CATCCACATAAAACCAGCACTCCATCGTAAAATTACCAGAGCCTACAGCAAAATCAGCGTGGTCTGCTGTTAGTATTCCACTACTAGCATGAGCATTAAAATAAGGACTGTATCTATCGTTCTTTTTCCAAGGCATGTAAAAACCATTAGTGCCGTAAGAACCTCCTGTATATTTCTTAGGAATCCACTGTCCTGTGTCTTCGTCTGTTTCTCCAAAATCTGTAACAGGTTTTACTGTGCCGTCAATGTTGTGAAATTCTGCAATATAGCCGTTATATTTATAGCTAGAGCTAGTATTAACTGCTGACACCATTAATGTATTACTATTATTAAAGGCGAAATCTGTATTTTGAGATGGAGTGCTTGATGATGAAAAGCTGGTTTCTTCTACGCCATTTATATAAACAGCATAACGGTCTGACCCTGTTGACTGAGTAGTATCGTAGTTTATATAAATGTGATACCAAGCAGAAGTATCCCTAAATAATCTGTTAGTCCGGAATATAGTAGTGCCACTGTAAAATACTAAACTATCGTCTGTATAGAAATATACAATCCCATAATCATCTGAAGCACCTACAGAAACTGCATCGGAGTTAGCACTACTAAACATCATTTGTAAGTTGCCTAACACAGTTCTTTTAGTCCAAAAACTTATTGTCCCTGTTCTTAAATTTCCAGCAGAAGAAGGAGTTCTGGATAAATAAGAACTGTCATTACTATCAAACATCAAAGACTGATCTATTTCGTAGGCTTTTCCACCAGATGCAGATAATAACTTGTGTGCAGTTCTACTCATTTAAGCGAGTGCCTGTCCAGCGGTAAACCCATACCAGATTGTTCCACCGTCTGAGGTAGCAAATACAAAGAAATCATCATCTCCGTTTCCTGTTGAAATTGTTGGAGCTGTTCCACCAGCCCAATCTACGCTGTTAGGCCATGTGACTGTTCTGGCACTTGAGTCTTGTATTAAGTGAAGGATAAAAGAATAGCCTGTTCCACTAGCAGGAGGATTAGAGAATGTAAATGTAGTATTCTCTGTTAGTGTATGTTTGAAATAATTCCCTGTCTCACAGTTAATAGTTGTTGCATTAGAAGAACTTGTAGGAGCAACATACGTATCATTATATGAGACTGCTCTAAACTCTTGACTAACTACAACATCACCATTAGCATCGGCTGTAACAGCTTTAGATGCTGCACTTGTTCCTAATGTTGTAATGTCTAAATAATTTAATTCAGCCGCTGTAGATGTAACGCCATCTAAAATATTAAGCTCTGCTGCCGTTGCAGTAATAGCAACTCCTCCTAGCGTAAGAGTTCCTCCAACCTTAATGCCGCTTCCAGTTAGATCAAGGTTATCCCCTGAAGGAAGTTCTTTTAAATTATTATTGGTTGCGTCTACTATTAGTGGAAATCTATCCGCCATGTTATGTTACTCCTACGTTAGTTGTGCCAGAGCGAGTCGTTATCTCCAGATAACCACCTGACACTTCAACTTGTAATGTTCCACTTCTAGCAACAACAAAAAGAGTTGATGCGGTGTTTGGTTGTTCTCCAATAAAAGGCATTATCTGTCCTCTGGGTTCTTAGCCATCTTTTCGTCATGTGCAGCTTTGGCTGCAATAACATCTGAGGTGTGCACTGCGTCACAAATTGCTTTCACTTCAGTAGATTGGTCACTGTAATCTTGCCCTGCTTCAATCGTATAGCGATGAAAAGAGCGAGCAATTTCCACCCCATCTTTTTTTATGACATTTGCGGTTCTAACCTGTACGGTTTTGAAAGCACCGACTACTTCTATCTTGTCTTCTTCTGTTGATTCTGCAAGTGCCATAAAACCTCCTTATGCCGTATAATAAAAGCCGCCAAAAAACAGCCAACTGCCTCCGCTAGTTTTTAAATTTGCTATTGCGTAGCCGTCGAAACCACTTGGTGGCTGAAGGCTTATCCAAGTATTACCCGCACTAACACTAGCGAAATGTGGATTTGAACTATTCCAATATTTTGAATATCCAATAGAACAATATCCAGAACTATTACTACTTGATTCATCTAAGCAAGCAAAAGGTAGTCCTCCAACTCGCAAAGACCCCGATGCACTTCCATGATTAGAACCATCTGGATTCATAGCTATCTTGAAAGTTACTTGTCTGCCGATTTTCGTATACCACCCATGTCTGTAGTTAAACGATACTGAAGTAAAACTCCCACTACTTGGAAACAAAGTAGGAGTGAAAGTTCCTTCCTCATAGTCATCTAATAAGTTTGCTGCTGTTGCTGAGTTAACACCTAAATAAATCCCTGATGATGCTGAAGCGGGCAATAAGTTATTACTATTTGAACTCCAACCATCAATTCCGGCAGCAGCCCATGTTAAACCGCCTGTATTTCCTGATTGTTTTGACAAAAATTGTCCGTTAGACCCTGCGTTACTAATTTGTATTCTAGCTTCGTCTACCGCGTCATCCGCTATTGCAGCTTGAACTACTGCATCGTCTGCTATCAAAGCACTTGTTATTGCATCGTCGGCTATAGAGGCTGTAGCAACTGCATCGTCTGCTATAAGAGCAGTAGTAATTGCGTCATCTGCTATAGCAGCAGTAACCACTGCGTCATCAGCAATCTTGGCAGAAGTAACTGAATCGCTCGCTAACTTAGCAGATGTAATACTTGCATCATGTACTATAGCATTCATAGTTGGAGCAGAGGACGCGATGATGTAGTCAATAACATCGTTACTTGTTAATGCACTTGCAAATACTATTGTTGAGCCGCTGACTGTATAGGCAGAAACAGGTGCTTGCGTTACTCCGTTTAAACTGACCATTAAAGACTGTGCGCTTACTGGACTATAAGCAACTGAATCTTTAAGAAGGTTATATGTCGCTGTCGCTGAACAAGTTATTGCATCAAGCAAGATATTGTTCTTGCCTTCGGATGGTGATTTTCCAATAAACGGCATTAGGCAACCTCCTTCCATTTCTTATCTGTCTCGTCCCACTCATAAAATTTGCCATCATCAGGTGATTCTGTAGGAGGCTCCCACAAATAAGTATCTGAATTAAGCGTCCAGCTTGGGAAAGGTTGTGGAGCATAAAAGCCAACCCCATCATAGTGGTAGCCAATTCCTGCATAATTTTTTCTTAGGGCATCTCCTCCATCTGGATCATTGCTATTAGGTGCATAATGAATATTGCCCCTCGTGTTGTAAGAAGTTTGCACCCATTGTCCTGCACTATCGTCCACAAAACTATCGAAGAACTCTGGTTCAGCTACAATCACTTTGTCTACAAGACCGTTCACTACTTTTGCAAAATGCGCCACTTTATATCCTTTATGTCTGGTATCTAATAATTACAATACCTGAACCGCCACTACCACCAACGCTGGCATGGTATCCACCGCCACCGCCACCGCCTCCTGTGTTAGCTGTGCCACTAGCACCAGCCCGATGCCCTGTATCAGTGGCTTGACCGCCTCGTGCGCCTCCTCCTGAACCTCCGGCACCATAGCTAGTAAAGCCACCTCCGCCGCCGCCTCCGGCACGAGTTACAGCAGATCCAGTAATACTAGAAGAAACTCCTGCACCTCCAGCACTATTTCCATAAGTGGGGGTATCTCCTCCGTGAGCGCCAGCACCTCCTCCACCTCCTCCAACATAAGGCGAGGCATAACCTGCTGCATCACCTCCATCGTACCCTTGTCCAGAAGTTCCCGAACCGCCCTGATCCAATGTTGCGCCAGAGTCTCTTTGCCCAGCACCTCCTCCCGACCCGCCAGATTTCGCACTTGTGCTAGTACTATAATAAGAGGAGCCACCACCGCCACCAATAGAAGTAATAGTGCCTATAGGCAAACTTGAGTTGCTGCCATTAGCGCCGACATTTCCTGTGTGATTTGATGACCCATTGTAAGTGCCTCCAGCACCTCCGGCACCTACGACTACACTATGAGTCCCTGCGGTATATGTTTGAGTTGATTCAGCACTACTTCCTCTGCCAGAAGCTTCTCCTGATACACTGCTGCGATAACCTCCAGCGCCTCCTCCTCCAGCTTGGTAGCCGGGGCCGCCACCGGCCCCTCCAGCTATAACAAGGTATTCACATGCGTAGGACGTTCCACTTGCAACAACAAAATTCCCTGAAGAAGTGAATGTGTGAATTCTATAACTGCCTGAAGTAGTAATAGTCCCTCCAGTAGGTAGAGCTACTATTTGCTGTGTATACTGCTGGGTTGCAGACTTATTAGCAGTATCTGTAGCTCTTATAGTAAAATTAAATGTACCTGTGCCAGAGCCAATAGTTCCTGTAAGAGCACTATTTCCGGCAGTTGGCAGGGTGGTTCCTGAAGGCATACTCCCAGAGGCCAGCGTATAAGTTAATTCGCCATCAGCATCAGACGTATCTGTAAAGTCTGTGCCTAAATCATAATTTTGAGTTGCTCCTTCGATTTTAGTAGTAATAGTAACTGTGCCCCCTGTAGAAGTAGGAGGTGTATTATTCATCTCTAGCCAGCTAGATCCGTCACTAACATACATTGTATTGTTAGTAGTATTATAAAATATGGTGCCTTCAGCAGCCGCAGCAGGTGTCGAAGACGCATTTGCTATTCTCACTCCTGAAGAGAATTTTGCAGGAGTAATAGAGCCGTCGGCTATATCAGAAGCTACAACCGTATCGCTCGGAATGGCCAGAGAATTTAATCTAGTAATAGCCATTTAGGTTTTTTCCATAACCGAAACTGATGCATCTATAGCACTTGCAGTTCCGCTTAATACTGTGATTGCGTCCGTAGCAAGCAACGTGATTTTTTCTTTACCTAGAGATAGTGTTGTTTTTGCAGGGATACTGACTTGGTTTAATACTTTTGTTTCAGTATTAGAATTAGAGCCATCTTTTACCCCTACCGTCACATCAACAGCGTTACTTGTCTTGTTACAGAGATACATACCCATGACTACTGATTCAGTAGCACTAGGAGCAGTATATAAAGTCACCGCACTTGAATGACTGACATCATTAGCAAATGCGTTTGTAAAAGTGGTTGCCATCTCGTTTCTCCGTTAGCTCATTACAAGCGACAATGCTGTTGCTGTCTCTTCTGCATCAGAAATAATTTCATTCATTAAGGCTGCCGTAATCCGCAACTCAGCTTTATCTCCAGAGGCAAATGCGCGAGCCGTAGTATTATCCTGCGCTCTGACAACGGTTAAAGTGTTTCCAGAAATTGCAGTAACCTTGCAGACTTCTACATTTGTGCCATCGTCAAAAGTGACAAACGTAATATCGCCAGTTCCTAATGTCGGAAACACAGAACCATCAGCCACACCAATCGATGTGACTGAGTTGTTGATTCCGGCTGACAATGTTGTTGCAGCCTTATTTGTGAATTTAACAGTCATCAGCTAACCGTAATTACCCATGTGACCGTAATACTGTCATTTGCACCCTTATTAATAGTGCTGACCACAGTTCTCGCCAAGAGCGTTCCTCCTGAAGAGGCATTCAGCAAACCAAATTCTACTACCGCTCCAGTTGCTGTTCCGGCAGCTAAAGTCGATACAGCGGTAAAAGTATTAGTTGAGTGAGTTAGGCTAGTAAGAGCAGAACGTCCTAGCTCAGTGCCAAGCGCTGTGTCACCAGCTGCCGCTGCGGTGTTATCGCTTCCTGCTGCAAGCCATCCTACTGCCGCATCATTGGCATCTACCATACGTGAGGCAATTAACGCCTTTCCTGCCGTAGTGATTATATTAGGGCCGTCATACACTATGTCCTCATTCAGACGAACAATGACGTGTCCAGTTGGGTTAAAAGATTCTATAAACATGAGTTACACCTCATTGATTGAATTGTGCGACATTGAATGCCGAACGGTTGAATTGAGAAGAAGTCCCAATGATTAATTGAGTAGAAATACTTTCTGAAACAGAAAAAGAATCTGAAGCATTTCTACCAAAACCTATGGCAACAGAATGGCTTTCTGATAACGAGAACGAATCTGAAGCTACTTCTCCGTAGCCAAAAGCTGTAGATAAGTTATCTGATAAAGAGAAAGCGTCTGCAAAATCCTGAGTAACTAATAGACCAGCCGTAATGCTTTCGGACACAGAAAATGAATCTGAGAACTGCGCTGGAGATACTGCAACACTCGCTTGCTCTGAGGGCGTAAATGAATCAGATAAAGCGCCTTGAGTAAGACTGATTTCAAAACTTGGAGCGGAGTCAGCAACAGAGAAAGAGTCTGATTTTGCAGTTGCTAAGGAATAGCTTGGTGACTCAGAAAAGGTCACACTCTCCGTGTAATTTCCTCCGTAATCCCAGCTAGAAGAATCTGAAAAAGTAACGCTGTCAGTTGCCTCTCTATTGTAGGTGAGCAGAGCAGTTACAGAATCCGCAACAGATATAGAGTCTGTTTCGCTTCTTACGTAGGTAGTTGCTACGGTTGCTGAATCAGCCGGAGTAATTGACTCATTAAAAGTTTTTAAATATTCAATGAGAGGTGCTGCATCAGATAAAGAAATTGAGTCTCCTCTGAACCACTGATTTAAACTTGAGGGATCAAGACGCACATCGGTTGCCGCTGCTTTTGTATAAGCAAATACAGGTTTGATATCAGGGAACTGAACAACAAACTTTTGATTTACAGAGGACGCAGCAACAGTTGGCTTTATATAATCAACCGTTGCCTTAGCCTTGATAAAACTATAAATAGCTCTAATCAAAATCGTCTCTCACTTTAAATTTAATCAAGTCGTAAACAGTGTGCTTTGCTGATGAAGCTGTTGTGGTTATTTCTATTTCGCCCTCGAATGTTCCTGCTGTATCTAGGGTTCCTGAAGGAAAGTCTGTCGTACAGATTCCGTTGGCTGCATTGGTTACCGTACATGTCAAGGTTGACTTAACAGTAGTGCTTCCTAATGCTCTCAAACGTAAGGCAACTGTTTTCCCTGTAAGATTGATAGGGTTCCATGTAGTGCTATCACTCTCATCAAGGGTCTGACCAGATGCAGCAGTGGAGCTATCTTTTAATGTGATCGTTAACTCAGGCAACGTATCGCCTACCGTTAAGTTAATTGTGTCGCTATAGGCCATCAGATTAGCCCTCTATATTTGACTGTTAAAGAACCTCCGCTATATCCATATTGGACTTTGCGTCTTATCTGCCCAGAGGATCTATCAAAAAGAGATTTATTTGCTTGAGCGTCTGGTAAGTTTGTCCAAGGACTGTCAGCCATCATTTGCAGTCGATAGACCGCTCCATGAACTATGGCTTCTCGATATTCCTTACCAATCGTGTCAGGTATTGAAGTTGAAGTTGAATTAGGCTTGACCGAATACAATACTTTTAAACTTTCTTTTTCATTCGGAACCGGCGCTACATAGAAGACCGTATTATCTCTTTGAGAAAAATATCTAGGCTTTGACTTAGAAGTCCCATCTCCTTGCAGCTCAAGTAGTCTTGAATAAGATACCGGCGTCAACTTAACGTGATTACGATAAATATCGATAATATTATTTAACTCAGTTCCAGTTGGAATGGAGACATCGTATTCATCTATTCCAGCAACTATCTGAAGCGTCTCAGGCTCTAATCGATATGCATCGGTCTTAATGCAAAAATCTATTACGGACTCTCTTATAACTCGTTCTAAAAGAAAGTCTGGAGCACCCGCTGCTTCGGGTCTTACATAATCCGCTAAATCAAGGTACTTCATTATTGCGCTCCTTGGTTAGCTGGGACGGGGATCGTCCCCGCATCGGCACGACTTTTCGCTCCAATACTCGCCAGAAACGTCTGATAAAACTGGCCAGCTTTTTGATCATCGCCAGCAAACTCGCTATCAAATTGATAAGATCGATACATAACATAATCAAGCAGTGCGTTAGCATAAACATCATCAAGATCGAGCACCTGTGTATCTGTTGAAAAGTTAGTAATCGCCACATCATCAGGTGATTGGCTGTACTTAATTTCTATCTGTGTGCTGTTAGTGGCATTTGGATAGACATAAAATGTTTTTGGATCAATTGGATCATAGACGAAGTGCTGGATTCCATCGTTACTCGAAGCGGTGGTATGCCAAGTAGGCAGCTGTTCATCGAGAACCTTCCTGTCAATCGCGGTAATTGCCCTTCCACTAACATTCCGCACGACATCGAGAAGACGAATACCGCCGCTTGGAAGTGTTTGTTTACTACCCGTAGCACAAGTGAAATTTCCATTGGTCATGAATGCATCAGGCCGCTGAAGAGCGACCTCACGCTGAGCATCATTAAAAAACTTTAGCAAGTTTGCATTACTAAAACGTGTCTGATCTGTGTCTTGCAAAAGAACAGAGGCTCGTCCTAGTACATCTACAACCTTGATCGTTGCCATTAAGCAGCACTCCACTCAATGACTTCGAGGTCTGCGTTTTTCGCAAAGATCGGATCATAGTCAAATTCATTTCCAGTGATCACATTGCGAACCCGCATAGGAATTCTTTCGGGCGGCTTCTCTTTTTTCTCGCCACCATTTTTTCGGATTCTTTCCATCTGATCTTCTAAATCAGATAACGACAAACGCCTATCAAGTTTGATGTTATATTTTTCTTTCGCTTCAATATAAAGATCGTCTTTCGGTGTTGTGTCGCTCATGGAACCTCCTAAGTAAATTAAGTAAGGGGGAGCGAACTCCCCCCATTCGGACTATTAAGTCCACTTACCTACAACAAGAGCGTCAGGTACTACGACTTTAGAGCCGTAAACCTTCAGACCGCGCACACCATCACCAAAGGATGATTCTAGTCTTACAGTCTCAGTGTTAGTAAACTGAGATGCGAAACAAATCGACTTGGGATGTCCTGCGAGTACGTGAGTGTAGCCACTGTCTGCACCAGACGATGCGGTATACAACATGTTAGATTGATAAACCGTGAAACGGTCAACAATACCAACCTTACCGTTACGTAACGGAGAAGTATCATCTCCTGTTAAGTAAGCTTGACGTAACTCTGATTGCTTGAGTTTTGAAACAAACTCAGGAGAAAGAACGATAAATCGACCTTCTTCTGGTATGTTCAGGTTATCCATCGATGTCGCCATACCTAGAATAGTTTCCAAGATATTTGACGTAGTGATGGTTGTTTGGCTACCAATAGTGGTCGCCCCTGTGACTACGCCTGCAAGCACCTGAGTTTCAACAGCGATTCTCATTTGCTCAGCTGCATCTTTAGAAGCAGCAGCAAGCATATCGATATCACCCTGTGCTGAAAGCACATCAGAAACTTTGAATGCATAACTCTTAGCTTGGTCGATGTTTAACTCAACCGTGCTAGTTGTTACGTCTGCATAAGTGAGAGTGCCAGTGTAGTCAGCAACTGAAACCGTGGGTACGGTACGGATGTGAACCTTATCACCTTGACCTGAAATCTCACCTTCGTAGTCAGTGTTAGAAATAGCTGGAAGCACTGAAGATTTATAAAACTTCGCTTGCAGCAGCTTAGAAAAGACTTCTGGAATGAAGCCACCCTGATTAGCAGCATAAGTAAACGCTGCGCCAGAGCCATTTGCACCAATTGCCATTGTAAATTACCTCACAAGAGTTAATTAACGCCGGATTTGGCCTGACCTCCATGCCTGTAAAAGAGCATCTTCATTCGCTTCAAAATCATTAAGCGACATACCCTTTATGTCAGCCGCAGACCAGACTTTCTGTCCAGCACCTGTATCGGGTTTTCTAGACTTAGGAAGCTTCGGCTCTGCCGCTGCTTTCGCTTTCTCTAAAACCCGCTCTTGCGGCGTTGGTTTTCCAAGACCCATTTCCTGCTTAAACCTCGACAGTACAGAATTAACATCGTTGGATGATCCATTTTCTATCCAACTTTTAGTTGCACCGTCTTGAGACTCCAGCCAGTCCGTCCAGTCTCCCGTTTGTGTAATATCTGACACATCGGGGTGAACGTCCTTGATGCGTTGGAAGTGCGCGTCTACAAGGTGACGCTGTTCCTCCTGTGCTCGCATCTCGCGGAGCTGTTCAAGCTCTTTATTTGTCTCGGCCACCTGTGCTTGCGTTCTATCAATGTGATCTAAAATTGGAGCTGCAAGATCAGGGTATTCCTCCCTGATGGATTTGAGCTGCTCCAGATCCACATCTTTTTCAACAAGCTGACGTTTCATATCGCCC